ACCCCCATGCCTCCATCTGGGTCATCTGCTGGGGTGACTGCATCCGATGGAGCATATCTTTCAGCTTCCCGATGGTGGGCATAAAGCCGCCGGTATCCGTCGCTATGTACGCTTTTGCAGCGGCGGCAACGGCCTCAAATGGCTCCTCGGAGAACATATCCGCCCAAAGATTGACTTTCACGTTTGCCGCCTCTTTGGACATCCCCCGGAAAGAATCGGGATAATTTGCCTGTAAAAGCGTGAGAATCTGGTACGCTTCCTGTTTATCCATTCCCAAATTCCTCCCTGTACATCTCCGCCAGACGGTCAACGCCGCTGGTGTAGCCGCTGCGGGTATTTGCGTTGCCTATTCTCTGCCTTTCGCTCTTCGTCCAGGTGACAACAGCGGACTTCCAATCCTTCATGGGGCTTTTGCCAACCATCCAGCCTTTCGACGCATAGAACGCTACAAAGGCTTCCGGGTCAATGTGGTAGCCCTTTTCCTGGCAATACTCCGCCACCTGCTCCACCGTAGGCGGGGTGAATCGCTTTTTCTTTTCGTTTACCCCCGCAAGGGGGTTAGGGGGATAACATTCGTTCTCTTTCTCTCTCTCTTTCTCCTTCTCTATCTCGCTTGCGGGTTGCTCTTGCTTATCGTTTGCTTCCACTTTGTTTCCGCTTTGCTCGCTATTTGCTTCCGATTTGCTTGCTATTTGCTTGGTGCTTCCTCCGCTTTTCCCGGATTTTGCTTTCCGCCTGCTTGCGTCCAGATTCGGCTTGATAAGCATAAAGGCAATGGCGGCGGCGTCAGACATTTTGTCTACGTCCGGAGCATCGTTAAACAGAGCGTATTTGCAAATAGCGTCATAGGCTTCTGCCCTTGCGGCCTTGTTTTTTATCTTGAAAACCGCTTCAAAAAACGAGCGGTAAAAAGTGAATTGGTTTCTTACTTCATCTTCCATACCTAAGCCTCTTTAATGATGGAGTACCGCGCGAAGCACGTCCGCTCCCCGTACCGGTTTTTCCCGGTGACGGTTTCGCTCTTGATGGGTACGCCTTGCGCTTTCAGATCCCAAATTCTAGCACCCAGACGGTAACAGCCGTACTCGGTAACCGCCTCGGCCTGGGTGATACTTCCATAGTCCTGCAAATGCCGCAGGATACGCTCACACTGTGTCACGGCCTTACCTCCCGTATTTCAACCTGTATGTAATCCTCGTCGTGGAAATTGTGGGAAACGCTTTTCAGCCAGCGCCGGTTATCGTCCTCGATGACACGGCCTTTCATGGCATCCACGATCATCTTTCCCATGATTGCGTGGTTGTCGATGTCCAGCCGGTCATTCCAGTAGAACGTCACGGCTACGGGCAGCTTAAAGGGTGTTCTGCGAATGCCCTGGGCGTTCATAGCCGCCAATGTACGCCAGTGCCATAACTCAGCGTCTTTCTTCCGCAATGCCCAGTGCTTCCCGGCGTAGTACGCATTCATGCCGTACTCCTTCGCCCACTTCTTCTTTTCCGCGCCGGTCTTCGGGTAGGCGATTCTGAAAACTTCTTTTGCCACGATTCTCCTCCTTTTGGAGTTGGCGGTTTCACCTCCCACCGCCAAGGGAAAATGCAAACTATACTGTCAATCTTTTTTAGGAAAGATTGATTTTTCCGGCCTAGAACGGCAAGTGCTCGTCCTCTCCATCCAACTCTACGAAGTTCGCCGCAGGGGCGGGAGCCTGATACGCCGGTGTACTGTATCCGTTGTTAGCCCCAGAGCTGGCCTGAGTGCCGCTTTCCTTGCTGCCGCAGAAATAGATGTTGTTTACAAGAATCTCCGCCTGACGGCGCCTCTGGCCGTTCTTGTCCGTCCAGTCCCGCAACTGTAATCTGCCGGTCGCTACGGCCATCTGGCCTTTATGGAAGTACTTCTCCACCATTTCGGCGGTGCCGCCCCATGCGACACATTCAATAAAGTCAACTTCCTTCTCGCCGGTCTGCTGATTCTTGAAATCCCGGTCACAGGCCAGCGTGAAGCTGGTCACAGCCTTTCCGGAAGCAGTGCGGCGAAGCTCCGGGTCTCGGACGATTCTTCCCTGCACGCTGATTTGGTTAAGCATTTGCGGCCTCCTGTGGGATGACTTCGCCTGTCTCTGCATCCACATCAATGTAGTCCGTCACATCGGGGATTTCTGCCATGTCGGCGGCAATTTCTGTCTTGATAGTGTTGTCCTGAGCGATGCCTCTTGCAAAATCGGACTTTAAGGGGGCGTATTTCAGCACCTTTTTCAGCACGGTTTTCTTCGCCATTTCGTCAAAATTGGTCTGCCACGGGCCGTTGCTGTAGCTTTTGGAATACTGCTTGGCATGGGTGTTTACATCTTCAATGCTCATCACCTGGAAGCCATATCCACCAGTTTTTGTTTTGAAAATTGCATAGTAAAAAATAGGCTTTCCACGGTTACTTCTGGCAGGGACGTGCCGAAGTGTGGGGTCAAGGCCAAGCTCATATTGGAAATCGTCATTTTCGTACACGGTGTGCGCCTGGATAATGGAGACTTCGCCAGAGCGGTACGCCAAGTCGATCAAGCCCTTATAGCCAAGCTGGAATTGGCACTCCATCCGTCCGTGGTTGCGGAAAGGAATCAGGTAAGCCTGCCCAAGAGGGGTATTCGGCTCCAAGCCCAACTGTGCGGCGGTCATCATAGCGCCAAGGAAAGACTGAGGGGTGCATTCCTTGAGCTTCGGGTTGGCGCTCAGTGCCGACAAGGTAATGCGGCTGAACCGCTCCGGGGTCATCACGCTGGGCAGCGCCGCCTGAATGGCGGGTTTCATCACCTCAATGTAGTCCTGAATGCTGCTGGGGTTTTTCTTTTTCGCTACCGCCTGAGTAGAAGCGGCGGCATTCTGAATCACGTTTGCCATTAAATATTCTCCTTTTTGAACCGGAAAGTTCTGCTTTCCGAAGATTTGAAATAGTCCTGTGGGATTTCCCCGTGGTCTTTCTCCCACTTCTTTCTGTCGAACGTGGAGCGTTTCTGCGTTTTCCATGTGACGCTGTAGCTCCCGTATCCGCCCCGCTCGGCGGTTCCCATGGCCTCCATGATACGCGCCTGAGCGGCGGCTTTCTTTTCTTCCAGCGCCCTGATCTGCTGCCCGCATTCGTCCATGATCGCCAGATCAACGGCACAGCCGGTCAAATCCATTTCGCTGTCCGGATCGCTGGCCGGGAACTCTGCGTTCAGGGCGTCAATGGTGGAATCCATGCCGTCAATGGCCGGGGGCGTTTCGCTCTGAACGTTCTCCCAGAAGCTTTCCTCCGCCTCTTTCAGGGCTTCCAGCTCTGCCTCGTCCCGCTCGATGACGAACACCTTGAAGTCAATGCCCAGAACCAGAACCGCCAGATACCAGCGATCAAGGCCGGACACAAGAAGGTAATGGCAGCATTGCGCGTAGTAAGTAGCCGGGAACTCGCCGTTCTTGAATTTGCTCAAGTGGAGCGCGTTCGTGGTCTTGATCTCTAATCCTGCCCGTTCACCGATGACCAGCCGGTCGTAGTTGGCGTGGGCGTAGGGCATATCGTCTCGGAACACGGTGTAGTTCTCCCGGCGCACCTTTTTCCCAGTTGCTTCCATGAATCGGTGTGCAACATAGTCCTCCAAGTCCGTGCCAAGCCGTACCGCCTCTTTCTGGGAAATATCCTCCGGGATGACCTTCCCGGTTTTCTCCGCCCACAGGGCATACGGTGACTTGTAGGGGTTCAGCCCAAGAATGGCGGCGGCATCCGAACCACCAATGGTGGTAGCGCGCAGCGCTGTCCATTCCTCTTTGCTCATGGTCGCGGTTGGAATTTTCCGTATCATTCCTCCACCTCCGCTTCCTCGTTGAACTCCGTCATGGAATCGATGCAATCCAGGCAGTAGAACTCATCATGCGCCGGGATATATACCAGTTTGCTGTCTGTGATGGGATATCCGCACCTAGCACACTTCGGGAGTGCCGCTTCCCGAAAGCCGGCATCCGCCGCCAACTGTTCAGCCTGTCGCCACGGCTCTATGCTATCAAAAACGTCCATTGACTTTCCTTTCTTTATTTGATATACTGTGTAAATGGAAGAGATTTTTATATCGCTTGCCGCCCCCGGTGCTGTAACATCGGGGGCGGCTTTTTATTAAAGAACAACCACGACGTGCCCGCTCTGAATTTCGGATTCGAGCGCCTTTTCCAAGTATTTCTTTACCGTATTCCGGGCGGAAAGCTTCCACATGCCACCGTCGGCTTCAATGAAAGAAATGTTTCTTTCATTGATACGAATGAGGAATTGAGATTCCGGCTGCTCAACCTCCTGGAACGTG